GTTCTTCGGAAGATCGCCCAACTTAGTAACGCGCATTGATGCATCGTGCTTTTGATCGATTAATTTATGACTGATCGCTGTGATCAAATAATCACCAGACTTTCTATTGTCGATCTGATCTGAAATATTTTCCCCTTGAGATTGGACATTCGAGTTTAAGAATAAGATCCTGACCCGTTCGCCAACTGCAGTCTTCTTCGTAAACAAGGAAACACCATCCAGACTTACATCGATTGTGTTCTTTTTCAACAAGTGACGGATTATCTTATTCTTCATCTTCAGTTTAGATTCTATGGCATTACCTTGATCGTCAAGTAATGTTCTAGACTCATCATGATAACTCAAGAACTGATTGTATGTGTTTGCCGAAGTCACTTGATGAACGTGCTGCGAGTTGTATTCGTCTGATAGTTTGCCGTCTATGAGTAACGAAGGATCAAAGATCGACTGCGTGGTTGCATCATCAATCAACCCGTTAGTATACATCTCTGTTAGAATATCGCGCACCGATAAGTGGGCAGAGTTTTGTTGACCAGTTCCAGCATCCAAGTTGCCATACAACGATCCAACTGCCCCAGTCTCAAATAACTGTAGCGTGTTTTCCATATCCGTTTCTTTAAATGCTGTGATATCATAATATGGACCAAGAACAGCAGATTGATCGTCAGCGACTTTACTCGAAGCACCAAAGCGATATGGGAGATCTTCATTAATAATAGGTTCTCCCAATAGGTTGTCCAGATCACTGAGGTATAACGAATTACTATACAAATCGCCAGAGAGAAATATCGGCGAACCAGTTCTAGTGGTAGCACGGTTCATGATCCAGTTGATCGCTTGAAGCGGATTCAAGTAGGGAACTAAAACTTTTCGCACTCCTTGCGCGGATCCAGAGAACAACCCCCTGACTACTGGTTTCTTTAGTTCATTCTGACAGATATTTTCCGCCATCTCTTCGAAGGTAGAAGTAAACGATCGACTTATTTGTTTGACAGAATTAACATAGACATGCTCTTCAACCAATTCTAGCGATAGGATTTCTGATCGCTCGTTGGTTCGTGATGTATCAATAATTCTGGACACGAAAAATGTTTTCTCTACCAAAGGTTGAGTCGGTGACGATCCAACCGTAATCGTCAACCGCTCAGTACCTTGTATGGAGAGTGAGTTTCTCAAACCGAAGTCGTCTAGAAGCACCAGTTTCGCATCAACGTAAGGTTTGAACAAGTTCTGATAGAATCGTAGTTCTATGATATTGTTTTTGATATCGACCGACATATCGTCTTCTGAAATAGAAGACACCACGAGGTTTGCGGACATAATCGAAAACGGTGAATTGATTCTCATTATCTAATTTCCATCAACCTTTTATACTCGGCAACAACTGCTTGAATATCTTGCTTTCTGATGATTCGAATCCTTTTTAATTGGTCGTTCTGATCTACCAGATGCTCTAGATTTGTTTTCGGTATCGTTCCGAGCGTATTATCGTCAAAGAAAATGTTGACCCACTCTCCCGAATCATTTTCATAATGATGCGTACCTTCATATTCATAAACTGTATTGGTAAGGGGAGCATGAACTGTTAGTGGTTGTTCCGGAATCACATCGTAATCAATGTAACTGATTGCCATGGAAGTTGTTAAGTCGGTGTCTGATGATACGACGATCTCACCGAGATCTAGATCTTTATGAACAACCTTGCCTTCTTTATCCCCGACCAAAACTGATTGACCGACTGAATAAAGGTTTGCGAACAAAGCGGCAGAGTCAGCAGTTGATATATCCAACTTACACGTGTAATTCTTGTAGAAATCATTCTGCGCCGCGTCATATAAATCTTGTGTCGCCAATGGCCAACCTGACTCGCGCAGACGATCGTTCATCAGGAAGAAAGTCCACTCGTATTCAGATGTACCGTAGAATCGATGAGAGAGCGTATCCGGTCTATCGAAGTCTCGAATCTCATACTCAATATATGCCGAGATACTTTCTTGTAGGGTATCGATAACATCGACATACTTTGAAAGTTTCTGATAAGATACAGGTTGATCTTCGTTACCGAAACGATATGCGACCTTGGGGAAATTTTTAAAATAATTTGACATCAGTAATTCCCTTCTCTAACTCTGTTCTTGTCAAGCGTAGCAAATTCAATGAAGTTCAGTGTCAGATCAACTTCGATGAAGTAGTTCCTATCCTTTCCTTCATACATACCTGTCGATGTTTGGTTGAAGTTAGTCTGTACAGATTGCAAATAACAACGTTGAATATCAAAACCAGGATTCTTTTGTTTGCCGTCCAATATGTTTATCTCAAATATATTCGGGAACGTATATGCGAACGGAACAGTTCCGTCGACGTTATTTGCTTCTGGGTAAACTTCGCGGCGAAAGAACTGAATAATCTTTTTGATCTCTTGCGATTCTTTCTCACTCTTTGCAATCATGCGAAACGGAAACGAGAAAGAGCGCATGTTTACGCCTTCGAATATAGACCTCAGATTAGGGTTCAGCGTAACTCGAGTTGATTCTTTAAGAGCGTTTCCGACACCTTCAGTTATCATAAAACCAGCACCGGCACCAATTATACCACCAACTGCACCACCGACTGCAGTACCTGCTACTCTTGCTGCTAATTGTGATGCTAGTCCTGCGGTTGCTTCGGTTATCCTGCCGTTTTCGTCAGCACCGTCCGGAGTCAATGCGCGAATTATACCAGCACCAGTTTGAGTCGTCCCTTGAGTATAATTGACTCCATCAGTATATTGAACACCTCGCATTAAAGGAAGCATCACAGTTCCGACCGCTTCGCCTCCCTGAAAATTCTCATAGGTGTTCAGATTACCGATAGAAGTAACAGTTTCGTTTACCGCTCTTCCGACATTACCGATCGCTATTCCAACAGCATCAAGCGTGCCTTCTGCTTCTTCTGTTCCCTCTTCCAAAAGTTCTCCGAACCCTGTAAATGGTCCTTTCTCCCTTATCTCTTCAATCTTTCGTTTACTACTCTCAATCAATTCGTCTTGCGCCGCTTCAAGTTTGTAAGCAGTAAACATAATGCGAACCGGATAATCGCCCTTCAAGTTCTCTGGCCACATAAAAAACATTTGTTCTTGCTGTTCTTCAGGCGCATCAGTTGCTTCGGGGTTCTGCTCATCGGTTGCAGAATATTCTGCAACTGGTTCCCCTTGGTTAGCACCAACCCCAGCAGCTTCTCTCATTTGTTCTGGGGTTAATTTATCTCCAACCTTTACGTCGTAAATGTTATCTGGCATTTGTAACTCTCTAAATACTCATGGGATTATTGTTCAATTATTTATAGGCAATCATGGCATCATATAAAGGCAAATACAAAGTAAAGAACCCAAAGAAGTATGAGGGCGACCCAACCACGGTGATTTATCGCTCGCTTTGGGAAAGAAACGCATTCCGCTGGTGCGATGACAACTCCAAGGTTAAGTCATGGTCAAGCGAAGAAGTCGTGATACCTTATTACTATGAGGTCGACAAGAGGTACCATCGTTATTACATGGACTTGAAGATTGTACTTGAAGGTGGCAAAACGATACTCGTTGAGATCAAACCATTCAAAGAAACGAAACCCCCAACTGGTGCCAAACGCACTAAACGATACATTACTGAGGGGTTCACCTATGTCAAGAATATGAATAAATGGGAGGCAGCAGCAGAGTATGCCGCCGATCGTGGGTGGGATTTTCAGATATGGACCGAAAAAGAACTCGAGAAGATGGGTATTTTACCAAAATCAATGAAACCGCTGAAACCTTTTACGAAAAAGAAGAATAAATAGTATCAGGAATAACAGGGTAAAGTAAATGTCAAATCTGTTCAAGACAGTAGAGTATGAAGCATTCCGTGCTGGTATCACACCAAGAACGAAACAGTCACGCGACTGGTTCCGTAAGAAAGTGCAGAACATGCGCGGGATCAATCGTCGAGCATTGATGAGCGAAGATCCGATCACAAAGACAGCAGATTCTATCACGGGTTCGATGTACATGTTCTTCTATGATGCGAAGACGCGCGACAAACTGCCATACTGGGATTCGTTCCCGTTGGTGATCGCAGTTGGTCCGGCAGAGAAAGGGTTCTATGGATTGAACCTACACTATCTGCCGCTCGAACTTCGTGCGAAGTTTCTTGACTCGCTGATGGACATTACAAACAACAAGAAATATGATGAGTCGACAAGATTCAACGTCGCGTACAGTTATCTAAACCGTACAGCGAAAATGAAATACTTCAAACCTTGCTTTAAACACTACCTGACAAAACAGGTAGAAGGTCAATTCGCATACATACCACCACCTGAGTGGGAGATTGCTACGTTCCTTCCTGTCGCGCAGTGGAACAAGGGTTCGCAGTCTCAGGTATACAAAGATTCTAGGAGTATGATCTAATGGCATTAAGACCAGGATCGATCGAAGATCTTAAATCGTTAATCTCGGACAAGGGCGGACTCGCGAAGTCAAGTCTCTATTATGTTCTGCTACCTTCTTGGCCAGAGCGAGGGTTCGGGAAAACAGCGATACCTCAAGAATTAGGTATACTTTGTAAGTCTGTAGCATTGCCTTCGAGATCTTTGGCAACAATACAGAGAATCGTTGGTCCAGATATGCAAGACGTTGCGTATGGATATCAAAACGGTAGAGTGTCAATGACCTTCCGTGTTTTGAACGACCAAGGCATTCGTTCATATTTCGAAACTTGGCAACAAAACATCGTACATAATAATGATCGTTCTTCGGAAGGAAACTATTCTATCGCCTTCCCTGATCAGTACATGAAAAACGTGTTCATATATCAAGTAGAAAAGGGGCAATCACTGCCAGTTTTCAATCGCAGCATTTCTGTGGGTTCTGGTCCAATCAACATTGATCTGGATTTTGACATCGATATTATGAAAGGTGGTGGCGCGAACTATCAGTGGGCGCTGATGAACGCATACCCTGTGTCATATCAATCAGAAACGTTGAGCGACGACGGTAAAGATCAAGTGAGCGAGGTCACTATTGATTTTGCATATAAGAACTGGATCGGTTCGCCAATGAAAGTTTCTGACAGTCCAACGATTCTCGGATCTGCTGGATTGGATGCTTCGTCAGTTGCGACGAAAGCGATTAACAAGATTTACGATATTTTAAATTAATGGAGATACATTATAATGGCATTACCTATATTAAATGAAGCGCCGAAATACACCTTGACTGTTCCTTCAACAGGAAAGAAGGCAAAGTTTCGACCATACTTGGTGAAAGAAGAGAAAGTGCTTTTGATTGCTGCTGAGTCAAAGAACGAAACAGAAGTTATTGATGCGATACAGAATACAGTTGCTGCTTGCCTTGATAACACTGTTGACGTTTCACGCTTGACTACGTTCGACCTTGAATACATTTTTATTCAACTCAGAGCAAAGTCAACAGGAGAGGTTGCTAAGTTAGTTGCTAACTGTAAGCATTGCGGTCACGGGAACGAACAGTCAGTAGATCTGACTGAGATTGATTGTTCTGTACCAAAGAGCAGCAAGAGTCTTGTTTCAATAACAGATAAAATTACTGTTGAGATGAAGTACCCAAGTTATGCTGACTTTGACGTATCCTCCGAGAACATAGAAATGACAGGGTTTGACATAGTCGCCAAGTGTATCGATACGGTAATGACCGAAGACGAACGAATCGAGGTCAGCGAAGAACCGACTGAAAATGTAATTGCGTTCCTTGAGTCAATGACTCAGGAACAGTTTACAAAGATTGCAGACTTCCTTAGCGAAATCCCTGCAGTAAAGTACAATTTAGATTTTGACTGTTCTTCCTGCGGAGAGCATAACAATATTGAGTTAAAGGGTCTACAAAGTTTTTTTTAGTATGCCTCTCACATGAAGATCTGACGAATCATTTTAAAACAAACTTCATGTTGATGCGGCACCATAATTATTCTTTGTCAGAATTAGAAGCGATGATGCCGTGGGAACGTGACATTCATATGATACTATTATTACAGGCGCTAGAAGAAGAAAAAATAAAACGAGAGCAAAAGTAAAATGTTGACTGGACTTTCAAAAATAATAGAAACTCGTGCAGAAGAGTTTGCGGTGTCGCAAGACAAAATCAGAGACGAGCTTGTTCTGTTAAATAAACGGATTTATGCGCAAATCTCAATGATGGACAAACGCGAAAAACGCGAAGAACTCATCGAGAAAGAAAGAAAGACAGAATCAGAGAGAACAAATAAAGCAGTTGCGCGCGCTGCTGCAGCAACTGCTGGGTCGTCATCGCCAGAAGGAAGTTTCAGTAAATCATTTGGATCAGTTGCCGGAAAGGGTCTTGGTGCTGGAGTAGGATTAGCAGGTCTTGGCGTAGGTATCGCAGGGTTCATGAGTGCCATCGCTGCCGGAGGTAAAATAACCGAGTGGATTAACACCGACATGACTGCACTCAAGAAAGTCATGGTTGGAGTAGCAGAAGCATTCGACGAAATGCCAACGGGCGGATTTTTAAAACTTGGTGCAGTTCTTGCTGCTGGCGGAGTGGCAGGTGCTCTGTTTGGTGTAGGAGGAGCGGTCGGAGGAACCGCAGGCATGGTCGGTGTCGGAGTTGGTATCGCTGGGTTCCTAACCGCAATGGCAGGTATGAGTGCTGCCGCTCAGAAATTTGGTGCAGACGGATCGACGATCAGAGACATAATGGTTAATGTTGCTCAAGGTCTAGGAGCGTTTAGTGGTGATAGTCTTAAAACTCTCGGCGCTCTTTTGGTCCCAGGTGCTCTTTTCGGTGCCGCACTTGGTGTGACTGCTAGTGTAGGTGGCGGGGCAATAGCAGCAGGAGCAGGAATAGGTGTTCCGGTAGGTCTTACTCTTATTGGAGCAGGTCTCGCTGGATTCTTAGGCGCATTTGCTGGTGTCGGAGCGTTGGCGGGAGTGCTGGGTATAAAGGGTGAGGGTATTCGAGATATTATGGTCAACATCGGTGCAGGGTTGGCGGCGATGCCGCTCACTGATGCTGATTCCTTAGTCAAGGTTGCATCTTCTCTTGCTCCTCTTGCTGAAGGAATGTCCATGTTGTTCGCAGAAGAAGGTCTGGGAGCAATTCGACAAATAAATGAAGCGGTGCTGGATCTAATGTTCGGTACTGGTGATCGCGACTCTATTTTTGAAAAACTAGCAGAGCAATTGACAATCATTGGATCGATGCCACCAGAAGTCATAAGAAACCTCACACCACTATCAGCAGCAGTACGTGACCTTGGATTGGGACTGACAGACATATCAAATGTTGATATGGGAGACTTCAACAAGAATATTTCAGCATTCGGCGAATCCATGGCAGAAACAATTCCAATGTTGAGTGACATATACAACGGTACTGGCGGAGAAGAAAGGACGTACGAAATACCAGGAATGATGAATGATGTTACAGCGAACTTTGGTGATGGTTTGAAATCAGTACCGATGGAGATGATTAATACTAAACTCAACCAGTTCCCATTAACTGATGCAGTCAATCAAGGGACTATGGATGCAGTAACTGCTAGTGGCACAACCATAGTAAACAACATCACGAATGCTCCATCGAGCGTCAATACTCAGAACAATGTCGCATCAACTCCTTCAGTGACCATGTCTCCGGTTACGGAAAACTCTTCTAGATACGACGCTTGGGCATAAAAAAAGGGGAACAAAGTTCCCCCCAAAAACGTACCGGCAAGTCCTCAATCTCATATAGCAATATGAATCGTCCTCACGGGCATTGTTTTTGATCCTACTGGCAGTGTTGAAGATTAATCTTCGGCAGCAAGTTTAGCGAAGAACGACATAGTATCCTCGTCGTCATCTGCGGCAGAAGATGCCATTGCTGCTGGAGCAACTGATGGTGCAGGTTCAGGAGCAGCAACCGAACGTACTGGTGCAGGTTGTGCTACTTCTTCAAGAGCAACTTGCTGGCGCGTAGTCGGAGCAGGTGTCTCACCCAAAACCATAGCGAGACGTGCCGATAACTCGTCATATGACTTGTAGTTAGATGGGTCAGTAAACTCATTCAGATCATAGAGACCCTCGTAGACTTGCTCAAGTTCACTATCGTCACCGCTCATAAGTGCAGCAGGTGAAGCAAACTCAGACTTGTCATAGTTACGATATCCCTCGACGTTACGAATCTTCAACTTGAACGAAGCACCTTCCCAGAAGTCAAACGGATTGATTGGTTCTTCGTCAGCAAACTGAGGTTGCATTACGTCCATGACCTTATCAAAGATTTTCTTACCAAAGGTGTAGAGGAATACTTTACCTTCGTTGGCAGGGTTCGCTGGATCAGATTCGACCAGCACGTTCGCGACATAGTGGAGACGTCGCTTCTGAGTACGTGCAGTTTCCTTGTCAGACTCAATGCCTGAGTTCCAGAGACGTGAGTTCAACTCACCGAGTGGGTCTTGCTGACCGATTGAAGTCAGCGACTTCTCGATGTACCATTGACCAGTTGGACCTTTGAACCCATGATCCCAGTAACGTACCCACGGAAGTTCGTTACCCTCTGCTGCTGGTAAGAAGCGAATAACGGCATAACCATTACCTGCCTTGTCGACAGTTGGTTTCCATTGACGCTCATCAGCATAGGACTTTTTATCTTTGGGGGCGTTATCTACGTTTGCTGCAGATACGAGATTTGAGATTGAGTTGCGATTACGCTTTAGATTAGCAAAAGACATAGTATGTTCCTTGTATTAACAATGTATAATTTGTATGAAGTTTTATCCACAAAATGCATAACGAATATAGTATATATTGCCTATTTTTTACTCAATAGGCAAGCTAGAAGTGCCGTTGTCATCAATGTAATTTAACTTCATTGCATCCACTTCTAACTTCTCTTTAACCGCAGGTGAGATATACTTCTTCACATCCTCCGGTTCAATCGTATGCTTTTCGCAAAGATACATAATTGCGTCAAGATACGAAAGCGAAAGGTTGAGGACAGTTTCCTCAACCATCATACTGAAACGCTTCTTGGTCATCAAGAAGTCTTGCACGTTCTCTTCGGTCATTCCTCGGTTTCTCCGCACCAGTTACAGGGTTCGCCCTTTTCGATACTCATAGGACCATCGTGCTTACAGAGATGCTCCCACATCTCCGGTTTAGTTTCTTTCTTAAAGATTCGATCCCAGTTACTATCAAAGGTTTTTTGATCAACTGAGAATGGTCTTGGTTTATCACCCTTTCCGTTCATATTCCCTCCACCACGTTGGGATACGACGACGCGTCCACTTAGCGAACTCGCGCTTGTCTTCCCAGTAAAAGTTACGATAAGATGCAATCGAGTCGCCCTCTACAATACAGTGAGGATATGCTGCCATCGCAGGTGTAGGTTGAGTAAACTCTTTTCGCTCCAAACCGTTAGGAGGAAGCAAGAGGTAATACTCGAGTTTGCGAACAGATTCGTGTACGCGACCATAGCGATGAGTGTACTCGCGACCGAGACTCATCCACATGTCGTACAACCAGTTGTAGTTCTCGCGCGAGTCGCGGACCCACTTGGTGGAGGGGTGATTGATGTGACATGCCTTGTAGACATTGTCATTCATAATGGGATCTTCGAGGAAATATCGTTTGATCTTCCTGCCATTCACTGAACGACCTTCCCACTCCTGACCGTCAATCACTCGATGTGCTGTTGATAGAAGTTGTGCATACTCGATGCACATTTTCACGACATGCTTGTCGCAGTGTTGTTCTGCGCAAGCATCTGGATCATTATCTAAATAAAAGATGTTCATTGCTGAGTTTGTTGCTGCCTTCGTTGAAGTCTAAGGACACGCGTTAACATGCCACGATTTATATGATTCAAACTATAATACTGTTTTTTTGCACGTTTGTCAACTAACCCGCACTTTCTCAACAACTTTGCTTGCTTACCGTTCATCTAGAAACCTCTCGATTATTTTTTCACCCTTTTTATCTACGACAGTCATGCCCTCGTAGAGTTTTCTCACTACCCAATATAACACATCCCAAAGAACAACGATTGGGGCAATCAGTACCGCTTTAACTGTTCTCTTCATAGCATTATCTCCTTATAGAGTCAAGCGCCACACTTGGGTAACAAGGTAGTGGCCACCCCGCGAAGAATTATGCTGCTAGAGCATACTCTCCGTAGTAGTTGTCATCGTTTGCAACTATTTTGGTGAACCCAGTTTAACGACCGCGCTCATGGTCGATTCTCCATATTGCTTTCGGTTACCCGTCGAATCCATAACGCCCCCATCAGAAGCACTCCACGACAGTATTTGCAACTACCGTCTGACCCACGAACATGCAACCTAGGACGCCGTTCGTTCATTGTATTATGGCGAAGTGCTTTTGGTGGAGGCGGCGGGAGTCGAACCCGCGTCCGCGCTTCCTAGTTACAATATATCCACGAATTCCTGTTTCTTCTTAGCAGGTTGACGAATGCCAAGATAAGTTTCGAGAATCTCGATCTCCTTATCCTTTCGCTTCTGCCACTGCGCTTCGGTGCGCTTACCCTTCTCAAAAAACTGTGACGCCTGAAGACGCTCAAGTGCACCTTCACGACGACGTTTTATAACATGCTTTCCTCGCATAACTATTCCTTCTTCTTAAGGTAGTCTTCAACCGCTGCTTTAATTGCATCCTCTGCTAAAACCGAGCAATGAATTTTTACTGGTGGTAAAGACAATTCTTTCGCAATCTCAGTGTTCTTGATTGCTGCCGCTTCTTCTAAAGTTTTGCCCTTAACCCATTCAGTGAGTAAAGAACTGGATGCGATTGCAGAACCGCACCCATAAGTTTTGAACTTTGCGTCTTGGATAACTCCGATATCATCGACAAGGATCTGTAGTTGCATGACATCACCGCACGCCGGAGCACCGACCATGCCAGTTCCGACGTTGTCGTCTTCCCTGTCCATCTTACCCACATTGCGTGGATTCTCATAGTGATCTAAAACCTTGTCAGAGTATGCCATTATGACTCCGGAAATCCCTCTTGTACGAAAACGCCAATTAATCCAATCTGTCCATCAGTCAGACCTTGTGCTTGCGGCCACATAAGTGTAGATTGTGCGCCAACATATTCGCCTCGTTTATATGCCAGCAACTTATCGATAATATTATCCGCAGAACGTCCTGCCAACATTGGTCCAATACCGCCTTGCCCTTCCGGACCATGACATGCAGCACACTGTACCCACTTACCTCGAATTTCTTCGAAACGATCATCTGCTGTTGCCGTATTGATTAACCCAGAAGTCAATACGATTGCTGTTGAAATAAAACTTCTTACCTTCATTTCTTTACCCTTTTCCATTTCTTCTTTAAAAACTGACTGACAGTCAGGTCACATTCATCGACGATTTGATCAAACTTCAATGCTTCCTTCATGTCCCATGTATTATTAATGAACGAACCATAGTGATTGGTCACTATGTCAGCAAGGTCGCGATCTTTTTTGTCATTAAAGACATAGCGAACCTTGCGGTCTAGATTCATTTTCTTCACTCTGCTCATAACTACTCTCAAAAATGGCGGACTGGACGAGACTCGAACTCGCGACCACAGCAGTGACAGTGCTGTATTCTAACCAACTGAACTACCAGTCCTAATGTTTATTAATCAACTCTGTTGCTTTGTCTTCCCATACGTTAGGGAATAATCCATGGACGATCAGCACAAAGGCGATAGTCCATGCTCTCTTCAGATGACTGAAGTAAGTGTATCCGGTTTCTTTTAAGTGTCCCATAAAACCCCCAAACAAAAATATTTAGGGGAGATTAACTTGCTCAATCTCAATGCCACACTTCTCAAGAAACTCTCTGCCCGAACCTTTCGACGCCTTGTAGTCTTCGTTGTATGCCACGCGGACGATACCTGACTGGTGTATCAGCTTGGCGCACTCAATGCAGGGCATATGCGTTGTCACTAACGTCGCACCTTCGCCTGACTCAGTTGACCTTGCCAGTTTAGTAATCGCGTTTGCCTCAGCATGTAACACTTCAGGTTTAGTGACATACGAACCGTAGATTGATCGATCTTGAGGATGCACCTTAAATGTCACACCCTCGTTCGGAACCCAATCTTCACACTCGTTCTCCCATCCAGAGGGCATACCATTGTACCCAATCGAAATGATGCGACCATTCTTTACAATGATCGCGCCGACACGAGCACGAGTCGCATAGGAAAGGTTGGCGGTTTCCGTGGCGACTTTCATGAAATATTGTTTGAACTTAGGATTCAAGCGGTTTGATTCCTTCTTCTTCCAATTGCCTCAGAATACGATCCATAGTTTGGTGACCGTCATCAAGAGTAAGCGAAACACTACAAATTTCATTCCAACAAACAGAAGAACTTTTCCAACGTGAAGTTTCCAACGTTGGTTTGCCGGTGGGGAAATGAGTGTAATATGCTCGCAATAATTCTTCGAGTCTTAAATCTAAACGCATTTACAATCTCCTACTTTCTAAACTTCTGCTTTAAACCCAGAACTCCCACGTCTGTATGAAATCCTCAACCTGACGTCTCATCTCGCTGGGTAGAGTATCGCCGAACTCGGTTAATAGTTCGTCAGCGCTCATTAGAGGAAGTCTGTTATCCTCACAGAACGACTCCCACCTTCGCGTCAGTTTTGACGCCATGATTTCTGATGTATTATTATACTCCATTATAAACCCCCCATGCCAATAATCTTTTGAAACGCGCCTTCAGAAACATACTGAACTCGATTGTCCCATTCCATGAAACTCATCTGGAACGGAACGAAAACCTCTGCGCCGAGGCGCTGACCTTCAGTGTCAAACCTACACTCAACGATGAATCCACCGCGCGAATCTTTACGGAGGATCTTACCGATCACGAACGTATCCTCGACGCCTTCGCGCGGCATAAAGTCCATCGCCTTGATAAACTCACCAACCTTCGCAACACTTTCAAACTTCATCATAAACTAGATCCTTTATCAATTTACAAGAGCAATTCTACTACGAATGTACAGCAATGTAAAGCATTTGACGATAGGTTTTTTTATAAAACTTTTTAAAAACGATTGGAAAAATCGATGGGGTGCACCACGTACCTGTCAGTCGGAATCTTCGAAAGTGCAGCACCCATCGGAAACGGACGAGCGGTTTATTGAATACAGAAATCGTCAGGAGAAACTTCGTTGAACAGGTCTTTCGCTTCGCGTTCCAGACCCTGCTCGGTCAACTCATCTAATGCTTTATTGATCAATGCACGTTGATCACGACCACGCGTGTAGTAACGATGATCATCACTGTAGGTGTAGAACCAGTCGTGCGTTTCAAGCATTGATTTAAAAGTTTCTAGAGTCATACTTCAATTCCATAAGACTTAGCGACCTTGACCAACTCCTCATCGGTCAGAGGCATTAAACGATAAACTGGTATGTCTTCCATACGCAGTTGCCCAATTAAAAAAGTTCGGTCATCTTTAGATAACATTACACACCTCCCATTAGTGCTTCAAGTTCATCGAATTGCTCATCGATACCATGCATTCCCATCTCTTTCTTGACACGCCACTCCTCGCGGACAGCTTCGTCAAGGTTGGTAAGGGAACATGCGTCCTTACCCATAGAGTCCTGTTCCCAGCGGCGAATACCGACAACCTCGTTCTCGAAGTTGAGTGCCTTCTGCTCGCAGTACAACTGACCGAAGTCTACCGACGCGTAGATCGCGGACTCCCAGAACTCGATGTGGTCTTCCTCACGGAAGTCGATAAGATCGACGACCGACTCAGAGATGATGTACTCCGCGGAATATGCAGATGAGTGCTCAATAGAACGCTCAACGTCGACCCACCACTGAGTGTTGGCGATATCATCCGCCGACGCGTTGATGAAATAGGTGTCGCCACCCTTGGACTTCCAGTGCTGAGGGCAGTAACCCGTACCGTCCCAATCGTGGGCACCATAGTTCTCACGGAACTGAGTAGAGATAACAACAATAATAGAATTAGACATAACAAATATTCCTCAATTTCAATACAGCAATTGTACTACCAATTGTTATGAAAGTAAAGTTTTTTTTCGGTTTTTTTTAGATTGTTTTAGAATATGCATATAACTAAAAGTTTGGTATCGGTTCGATGACAGCACTAGTGATCTCTATGGTGTTGTTTTTCCAGTAGCGGTCATACATCACTCTCTCGAGATTTTTCGACGCAAGGTGAAACGTCTCATAGTATGCAGCAGTATAGTGGCAACCTCTTCGATCAATCAACACGATCTTGTAGTTATTCATAAATCCCCTCGTTTTATAATTTGATAATAATAGTATGCATCAATTATAGAACGAAGTAAAGGATTATTTTTTTATATGCTTATAACGATTTGGAATATTCTTGATTTGCTTTCATATGATTCATCTCGTCGTTGCGAACCTGAACGATCATATGACTGAGGCGAGCAGACTGCGGCAGACTATAGTATTCTATGGCAATCTGTGGGGCAGGAATGTCTTCAATCTTACCGTCTTCGATGAGTTGAAGGTATGAGGTGTAGCTGCGAACTGCTTCTTCTTCAAAGTACGACACCATGAGGTGAGCAGTCTTAGGGAAGAACATATAAAGGAAGAGATAGTAGTGCCAGAAGATCAACTGAGCGACGATGATGATAAATCGTTCCAGTCGTGATGGTTGAACGATCTCCATGAAAAACATCAGATGCTTTCGCTCGTTTTCTGCTTCGGCGAGTAACTCATGAATCATGGTGCCTTGTCCACGCTTGAGTCTGCGTAGACTATAAAGGTGCGTGAGCATACCGCCAACCATGCCAGGAACTCCGGCAACGGTTTCGAGGACGAGTGCTCTATGCCCGTATCGTTCGCCAAAGAATACGTCGGCGAAGAAACGGAAGAATGTCGTCATACTTCTAGCGATCTTATCTCTCATTATTTCTTTAGTCCTTTTTTGCCTTGGTGGTATCTACCCCAGATACAGTGAGCAACTTCATGCCCGATGAGTTCAGGTTCCCACTCCCACTCTGGGTCTTTGATGTATATAGTACATTCTCCGGTTTCGGGGATCCAAAGAGTAAACGCACTTATAGTATCCCAATGAATACCAAGTTTCTTCTTTCGAGCAGAATCATATTGCGTCTTGTTTTTTAACAGGACAAAATTGATCTTCGGTGACAGGTTTTCATATTCCTTTACCAAGAACTGATGATCGTCCGATCCATACTTGAACTTCGGCGGTGATGTAGCACAACCTGTCAGGAATATCAACAACACGAGAATCAACCTAGTCATATTTTTTCCATCTATCTAGAGTCTCTTGATGAATCGTTTTATGCGATTTATACATGGTGATGCCGCCGAATACCATCGGGCATAAGAAGACGGCAAGTAATCCTATCAGTCCAAGCATCTATCTTTCCGCTTGCCTCTGAGTGAAATCTTCAAGGCGATATCCGCGCATATAAAGTTCGTTGCGCATTTTCCGTTTAATTTTTTTATTACTCGTGCTGAAGAACTCTTTCCACAACTGAGTGTTGTCAAGTTGATGCATATAAAAATGCTTAGTCTTACCCCTTGTCTTTGCGATACGACTCTTGACGAAATTACTTGGCTTGTACTTCACTGGCATTTTCTTCTTCCTTTACTGGTTCAATTATATCATATAGCACGCATCGGTGCTCAACTTTTCGCTCATCGGCGCAGATTAATGCGCCATACATCGGGATACACTTTTCACGAATCACTTCCCTACTTTCCCAGTCTAAGCATATGCGATCGTCTTCTACTGCAGTACATGCGGAAAGGAAAATGAAATATAAAATGTATTTTTTCATCCTTCGTTTTCTAGATCCCAAGTGACTCGACGTGCTGGTAGTGGGGGCGTCTTAGGACGTTGTACCCATAAGTGACCATTCTTCTCTGCATCCCTGAATATAGCAACGGTGATGAAGAATGCACCAAGCACCATAAGGTGACCACCTACACTATAGATTCCATACATCCAAGTGTACCCTGCCCAGAAAGTGAACACTACTGACCACATCACCGACAAGTAGAACATGAGAATAAACTGCACAAGTTCGTTAGGAATGTGCCTCAGCGGGTTGATTTTCAAATCAAAGAAATATCTGTACAGATCATAAATTGCAAATCCAATACTCTTAAACATTAGAACTGCTCCTCTTCAGTTGATCCCGCCATAGCGGCAGTTGAAGTTGAACCGAGCGCGGTCGATATCGCATCGAAATATCCGACGCCAACTTCTCTTTGGTGCCTTATGCTAGTGTATCCACGTGACTCTGCGGCAAACTCTGCTTCTTGTAGCAACGAGTATGCGTACATACCTTCGTCTTTGTATCGGTTTGCGAAATCAAAGACAGAGTAGTTAGTCTGGTGGAAACCAGCGAGCGTGATGAACTGGAACTTGAATCCCATCTTACCCAACTCACGTTGGAAGTCTTTCAGTTCTTGATCGCCGGGAATTGACTTGCGCCAGTTGAATGACGGTGAACAGTTGTACGCGAGCATCGCGTCAGGAACTGAACCTTTGACTGCGTCAGCGAAACGCTTCGCATCTTTTAAACATGGTGTTGATGTCTCGCACCAAACGAGATCTGCGTATTCTGCGTATGCCTGACCGCGCACACAACCGAACTCGAGTCCCTTGCCCTCTTCGAGCATGTAGAACCCTTCTTGTGTACGGCATTGAATAGAACCACCCGTTCCTTGAGCGACTCTCTTGATGAATGGTTTGTCGATATCTGAGATGTTGCTGGAGATTAGTTTAGCAGACTCAGCATCGGTACGAGCAATAACGACTGTATCAGTGCCAGCAACGTCACTAGCAAGGCGAGCGGCATTAAGGTTGCGTACAGCTTGACCAGTTGGTATGAGAACCTTTCCGCCCAAGTGTCCGCACTTCTTTTCGGCAGCAACTTGGTCTTCAAAGTGAACAGCGGCAGCACCTGCCTCAATGAGGTTACGAGCAAGTTCATACGCATTTAGAACTCCTCCGAATCCTGCTTCAGCATCGGCAATAATAGGGGCAAATTCAAACCCGTTTCCAGTTTCCAAATATTCGATCTGATCTTGTCGTCTAAACGCATTATTGATAGACCGGACAACATTAGGGACGCTATTAACAGAGTAAAGAGACTGATCTGGGTAAACCTCATCCCCAGAGTTTGCCGACGCAGCGACTTGCCATCCTGAGAGGTAGATCGCTTTGAGTCCTGCTTTGACGTGTTGTACTGCTTGTTGTCCATTGTACGCTCCAAACGTGTTAATGTATTCATGTTGATCGAACAACTCCCTTAACTTCTTCGCGCCCATGCGCGCGAGAGTGTGATCAATCTGTACTGAACCCTGCAGACGTCTAACATCTTCGGGTGTATAGTTTCGCTTTTTCATTTCAACCTCAAAGTTTTCATTTTACAAGTACGAATTATATAGTAATTTTGCAAAGAACTCAAGGGGGCGTTTCCGTTATCTTATAAATAAGTGATATCAATGCTATACGAAAGGTAAACGAAATGCGCTACATATTGACATTGTTATTTTTTATTTCATCAGTGACTTGGGGTCAGGAAGAAACAGAATCCGAACCAGCACCTTTACCAGAAGATGTGATTGTTACTCAGTCGACAACTGACTCTACAGTGACGTCAAACTCTAACACAACGACGACACTGAAATCCCCACCGCCCTCTGCAATCGCTCCAACGATAAATACATCTAACTCTGACCTTTGTACGTTCGGAGTTGCTGGCGCGGTACAAACGCAGATCCTTGGTATCTCAACCGGAACTCAGATTACGGACGATAATTGCGAACGATTGAAGAACGCAAAAACTCTGTATGATATGGGAATGAAGGTTGCTGCGGTGAGTGTAATGTGTCAAGACAAACGCGTGTTCGATGCGATGATGCATGCAGGAACTCCTTGCCCCTATGATGGTATGATCGGGGCGGAAGCAAAGCAGGGTTGGGAGTTAGCGGCGATCACTGCAGAGGAAGAAGAAGAGAACGAAGGCATATTAACTTCAATAGGAGATGATCTAGATGACGGGACTAAGACAGCTATTGGTGCTGGCGGGGTTGGCGCTCTGCTCCTCTTACTCTTACTCTGAGCAAGTTTTCGGCGTTACAAAGAACGCGGCAGACTTTGGTTACAACTGGGTGATGTCGCAGATCTTGCCTCAACAGGCAGGGTTACAAGTGAACAATGTGTTTTATCGTTATACGACTATTAAGAACGCAGAAGATGAGATGGTCGTTTCTGTACAAAACGAAAACGCACAGGGTGATGGATATATTTTTAGAGAGGTGGATGACTGGACTGGATTACCAGGAAATACCATTACGAAAAGTATTCCAATGCCTCTAATCGACATCAGTTACTGGGGCGACGGATCAATAGAAGTACAGGGCAAAGGAGAAGTGACCGACCCGTTGGTTGTTTACTCTTATCAGTATGACCCTTGTTTTGATCCGCAGTCTAGTCCGGACTGTCCTGGATATCGATCGCCTTATATTCCAGAGGTTGTGATTCCGGATGTCATCGATCCGTTACAGGAAGATTATATACAGGACGAGTTAGACCGAAAGACACAATTGAAAGCGGCACAAGAAGATGAAGACGAGAGAAGGCAAAGACGCCGCATCATTGTAGTCGTTGAGGAAGAAGAAGAAAGACTTGAAACGCTGTTAGGTATCGAGCGAGAGAATGATTACT